ACAAGTTTTTGCGTCAAAGTACGGCGCGGAATGTCGGTCCCGACAGCGTCCAACACCGTGCTGAGGTTTATGTTCAAAGAAGCGCTGTCCCACTGACCGCTGGTGACTTGCGCCACATATTCGTTTACACGATTGCTAGTTGTCGCTGTAGATAGACCAGTGTCAGGGTCAGGGTCAGGCAAGATCAGCATTTCAACTTCCATAAGCCAACGATCATCAATGGCTGAGACAGCCCATGCACGAGTTGCATCATTGTTTGGAAAAACCAGCGTGGCCTCTAAACCATCGCCAGTTCTGTTGACGGTGACACCAGAAAAACCAAACGGCACAAACTGATAACTCGCACCGTCGTACTCCATCTGTTTGCCCAGAAAGAAGTTCTGGAATCGGAAGTCAACTGTGCTGTACGGCTTAATCCGAAGCACATGACCAAACGCTAGTGCCGTCACATTCCAAGCCTCCGACGAGTGCTACCGCTCATTTGTAGACGCTTCAGCGTATTCTGCTCGCCACGTTGAGCACCTTGCGCAGCAGCCTGTTGCAGGCCCTGCTGGAACTCAGTCGCAGTCACATAATCAATGTTATTGATCCGCTCAACGCTAAAGCGAACATCAATCGGTGTCGCGACACCAACGCCACTGCCTTCTGACATTGAGGCAACACCATTGTCTGGAATTACGCCAGGACCACGCACGCCGCGTGAATAACGCGCCATGCTCTCGCGCATCTTGGATTGCGGAATGATGTACTCAGGTTCACCACCCTCGCCAACCATTCCAAGAGTTGGCTGGCTAACTACGCCGCCTTGATTGAATGCTTTAAAGCCGCCTGAAAGGTAATTTCCACTTGCATTCAGATTGAGAGGAGTTGAAGCAGCAGCATCAGCCAAACTACTTGTACTTGGTAAAACACTGCTTAAAGCTGAATCGCTAGAAGCTCCACCAAAGCCAGTGCCGCCACCACCAGTCGGAACGAATGAAGCAATAATTTGACTGATAAACTTCACCGCTTGCATCTTGATCGCCTCAGCAATGATCTGAGATGCCATGTCTGCAAAGTGATTAGCAACACTTTGGAAGAAGTTAGCCAGCGCCTGCCGTGCCGAAGCCTGTCCAGTTATGACTTGCTTGAAAGAGTTACCAAATGCATCGCCGATGGCATTTGCTGCTCCAATAACTTGATTGGCTGGATCAATCAACTTTTGAAAATTTCTGCGCATTTCCGCCAGCTCTTTATTGATGCTGGTGAAAAAGTCGGGATCAAGCTGTTGCCGATAGACCGCAAGGGTCTTCTCGATCATCTCGTCACTAGCGCCTCCTTCCTCTAGTTTTCTGCGCTCACGTTCGATCTGCAGTCGGATGTATTCCTGCTCAGTAATCAGGCCAAGCTTGTACTGACGGTCTTCAAGGGAGGCTTGCAGGCTACGTTGCAACTTAAGCTCCTGATCTTTTATTTTTTTAACGCGCGAGGCGTGATCATGCCTGGCCTGTTCTTCCATGTTAGTTCTCTTTATTGCGTCTTCCGTCTCCTCAGCAGCTTTGAGCAAATCCAAGTCAAGTTGTAATTGCGACTCTCTAATAAGTTTTTCATCTTGCTGTGCATCACGAATTTGACGACGAAGGTTTAGCTCCGCTTCTGACATCAATTTCTTGCCTGCCCCATCCAAATCGGATTCCAAAAGCTTGAGTAAATCTTTGTCCCCTAATGCGCTTTCTAAAATGCTGTCAATATCAAGCTCTGAGCCAGACTGTCTTCCTTGAACAGCCTGAGTCAGTGTAGAAATTTCTTTCTTAGTGCCCTTCATCGCGCCGAATACATCCCTTTGGCTTGTCAGTCTCAACGGCTCCAAGAATTTATCTTGATTTAAAGATTTGACAAGACTTCTGACCTCACGACCCTCTGCTGTCAGAGGGGTAGTGAAGCTAGACCCTCGTCCGATCCTTTGTTCTTTTAAGCCTTCAGCAGCTCTTCCTGTTGGATCGGCCTGGATGATTGCATTAATCTTGCCTAGTGTGTCCAAACGCTTTTGATATCTCGCAATACCTTTTCCTGCCTCATCGAGGCTGGTCACTCCACTCGTGATGTCCGAAAGAAAGTCTTCATACCTTCTCTGAGCTTTAAATGCAGCAACACCAACTGCAGTTATGCCAATGGCAATCAATGTGAAGGGGTTCTTCATCATCACAATGGTCAAGCCTTTTATCTTTGCAATAAGAGCGCCAAGCGCCGGAATCATGCTTTTGATAATAGTTCTTACGGCTAATTTCAAGGCAAAAACTAGTCCTTTTTTGCCTATAACGCCCGATAAAATAATGAGCTGTTTCACCAGCGCTCCAATAAGCGCTCCACCGCCAAGAACGACTATTACATCAATAAACGATCGGAAGTTTCTGATGACAAGCACTAGGCCGTCAATTACAAGGCCAACGCCAGTCGCTACAACCTCAGCTACTTTTACGATTACAGGAGTTAGTGCTTCTAGTGAGTCTGCAATGCCCTCTTGAAGCCTCTCGCCTACATTAATTAACTGCTCACCTAAGGCTCTTCGGACCTCGTCAAAAGACCTTTGTTGGCGTTGACCGGATTCCTCTGCACTAGCGGCCATTTCTAGCGCACCTTTTGAATATTTTTTGACCGCGAAAGCCAAGAAGTTTACAAGCTTGTCAAGGCCAACTTCTCCATTCTTGAGTTGCTTTTGCAGCGTTGCTGTATTTAAATCATTAGCCTCAGCAAAAGCTGTAACGGCAGCTGGAAAACGCTCGCCGAGCTGTCCAGAAAGCTCCTCGGCTGAAATTTTACCCTTGGAGAACATCTGCACCAGAGCTGTTAGTCCACCTCGTACATCTTCAGCAGAACCTTTAGTTGCCTTAATTGCTTTAGTCGTCCCAAGGAATGCCAAGGAAGCCTGCTCAATGGTGCCACCAGCGCCTAAGACAGCAGCGCTGAGGCGTGTCATCCCAACAGTTGCATCTTCACGCTCAACGTTCAGCCTGTTTACTGCATACTCAATAGTTTCTTGAGCAATTGCGTTTCTTCGCGCACTTTCGGCTGCATCATCTTGTACAGCTATAAGCCTCCTCAATGCCTTTTCAGATAATCGTATTGATGCGGCGTAATCCGTAAAGCTGCTGATTTGCTGGGCAGCAACACCCACACTGGTGCCGATACCACCTCCAAGAACTGCGCCTGCAGCACCAAATGGTGCGCCAAGCAAAGCACCTGCTGCACCCGCAGCGCCACCAAAAATGCCTGCAGACGCAACCGCGCCAACAGTTTGCGCAGCACCCTTCATGCTGAAACGCTTCTTACCAAGCTTTCCAAGCTTGCGGTCAACCTTGTCTATCTCTTTGCCAAGCTCCCTGAAATCTTGGCTTGTGGGATCAAGGCCAGCACGCAACTGTGTCAGGGCACTTCGCTGTGCTTGCAGGCTGATAGCGCTGCCATTTGATGCAGCGGTTGCAGCCTTGATGTCACGAGTAACTTCTTTGACACTCTTACCCATCCGATCAATGTCAGCGCTAATCCCGGACATGCCGATATCGCCAATGCTGCGATAGAGACCGCTGATCTCACGCATTGGTTGCTGCGCTAAAGAGACTCTTGCTGAGCCTCCTGCAATCATTGCGCCAGTACGAGGATCTCTAGTGCCTGGTGCGCCTGCCTGCGCTGCCTGGATGCCAGCAAGCTTTGCTGCTCTACGCTCTGCACGCTCTTGAGCGCGAGACAGCTCATCAAAAGCCTTGCTGCTGATCCCCAAAACAATATTTAACTCTTCCTGTGCTTCCTTCAGGCGGTTACTGGTTGTCGTGTACTCCCGACTTCCAACCTCAATATTGTCGAGGTCTTGAGCAAGCTCTGCGATCTTTTGCTTGAGAGCTGCAGTTGTATGAGTGTTTTCAATATTGACTTTGCTTGACTGAAGAAAACCAGTGGTTTGAGCCCTATTTGTTGCGACAAGATTTTGAGCTACAACTTGCTGGCGCTGCTGGGCTCTGCTGAACTCTTGCGTCCTCGCGGTAACTGCTGCTAACTGAGTTGCATACTCAGCTGAGGTAACTCCAAGCTTTTGCAGCATTTCATTGCCTGCTGCAATCTGACGACTAAATTTTTCTGGAACAACAGCAACACCTTCTCCGAAAATCTGCTTAGCTGTTCTCGGCTTCTTTGCAGCTTCTTCTTCTTTGCGATTTAACCTGTCTAAAGACTCGGTCAAAGAGTCGATATCTTTCCCTAGCTTTCTGTAAACAGTGCTGCCAATAGTCGCTTGTTGCTTTAAACCTTTGAAAGCATCAATTTGTCCGCGTATAGACTGCTGGCTAACCTTAGTGGCCTTAGCAACCTGAATTACCTCTTTTCTGAACCCTTCTAATTGCTTGTCCGTGGAGAGGGATGCTTTCCCTAATCCTCTCAATGCACTTTTAAGAGCTGTAATGCTCTCAAGACCATCCGCCTTCAGCTTGATTAGAAGGTCGCCAACAGTCTTAGCCATTTGCCTTCTTGCTGAACTCGGTCAATGCAGCGGATTCCATAATTCGGAGACCCTCTAGCACTTCGCGACGGTTCTCCACATCATAAAGGTCAAAAAGGCCCCCGGAAACCAGCAGCACTTCATACTTCAAGCCAACGTATCCGGCCATGCTGACTGTCCATTGGGTCTGCATACGCAGGAACATCATCACAATGTCCCAGTTGTCGTCCCAGACCTCAAAGTCATCTGACTCTTTCTTTTTTGGTGCCGGCAAGCTCAAGCCCAATGCGGCAGCATCGTCTTGGGTTTTATCCTCGACACGCTTGCCGCCAGAAGCCCAATAGACAGCAGCGTCTTTTAGTTTCCCGCTTTTGCCTCGCCGTAGGTATTGGTGTAAGCAGCAAGCACTGCCTTCAGCCAATCCACATCGTCAGCGAACTCATCAAGCTCGGCCTCAGAAAATTCAATGGGATCGCCATCTTCATCATTGATGCCTTCCCAGCCGACAAGAACCTTCTTAAGCAGAGACGCACCCTCTTCTTCTGTGACGCCTTGAAGCTCAGACATCTTCACTCGCTTGAAGATGGCCGTAAACTCTGACTTCTCAAATTTGCCTGGTTTTTTGTCGCTTGGCTCTTCAACTTCAACCGGCCACTTGAAGGTCTTGACCTTCTTACGAACAAAAGCCATCAGATAAATCAAATAAGCTGGCTCAGCATACACAAAAAAAGGGAGCCCGCAAAGGCTCCCTTGGGTGTTGATCTGTAACTTGTATCAGGTGTAGACCAAATCAAACTCAGCATTGGCTGCAGAGTCTGGAACGCAAGTGAACGGGATCTCAAGCATCGCAATGCCATCGGAATCGCCGTAAGCAACATCCCCGATGTCAACCTTGCTTGAGGTGAATTGCACTTTGTTGCCAGCAACAGTGCCATGAGTGAACTGCAGGTTGCCCAAGGCAGCATCGTCATCAACAGCAGATGCGAAGTAATCCTTAGTTCCCAAAGCAACTGCCTCGATAGAGACAGAGCCAGAAGCTGCGCGATCAGTGATCAGCACTTCTTTTGAGCCACCAACCAGCTCGCGATAAGTGGTGCTGTTGCCTAGGTCAAAGGAGAAGCTCTGTAGTGCCCCCGCATAAGAGAGCAGCTCAAAGCTGGTGGTGTTGCCATTCTTGAAGAGCAACGGATCATCCTGATTCGCATAGGTTGGAGTCAGGAGGGCTGTGTCGTCGGGCGCGTTGTAGATGCCGGTGAATGTGAAGTCCAAAGTCGGAATTTCACCAACGTTTGCAGTCAATGCCACGTTTCCACGACAGCCGGTCATCTTGTGACGAACGCCGTCAATGTTGTAGTGGATGGTGACTGAAGAGAAGCTGGAACTGACAGGGTCGTAAGTGACTGAGGTGTTGGCAACCACAGTTTCAGCAAGGCCGCATGCCTTAAGTGCTTTTCCGTACTGAGGAGCTGTTCCCGCAGTTCCAGAGCCAGCAAGCTCAACGCTGAATGTGCATTCAACGCGAGTATTAGCGAGCAGCTGTTGAGATGCGCCGAGATAAGGACGAATCAGATCTCGGCTAACAACATCACTGCTCTGAGGAGTGATGCTCAGATCCCTCACGAGTACGGCGTCGGCTCCGTCCGGAGTTGGATCCGTCCCGTACGTCGACTCCGTCTCGATCACGATCAGGCGTTTGCGCAGTAGCAGTGCCATCGGATGTTTCCTGTGATGGTTGTGGTGGAA